CCGTGAATCTGATCGCCTAAACCACCTTCAAGGTTAAGCAAGACTGTACCTTTGCTTTTTCCATCCCAAAGAGGCACTGGCGAACTGGGGTTGGGGTTACCAAATACATCTTCGTTCCTACCCCGTATAAGAAGGCGGTGTCCGTCTAAAAGTTTTCCTCTGCGTAACTCATACCATCCACGGTTAAAAGCCGCTCGGTCATTACGGGGTTCTTCACGACCAAGTTCGTCTCCTAATTTTGCTGCCTCATCTAAATTACCAAGTAACCCTGCCGCTAACATCATGTCTAACTTATGTATAGGAAGACGCGAACTTGTTTCACCTTGCCAAAAACGAGGTTGGACAAAATCTCTGTATAGATGCTGTAAAACATCTTGCGCGGAAGGAACAATAGCTTGTTTTAATTGTTTACGAACATCATGTAACCCTTTAATTCCCCAAACCTCCTCATCTTTTTCGTGGAGGCCAGTAGCATCAATATTGTCCGTATCGTAGGTATGGGGAGAAAGTTCTAAAAACTTTTCTATCCCTCGTAAAGTTTCTTCTGGATTATTGTTCAACTCATCATAATCCACATAATAAATATATTCTCTCTTCCAGTGATGAGCTTTTAGCAAATCTACATAAGATTCTTGAATATGCTTAACGTAGGGAGATTCTCGTAAAAAAGAAGAAAGTTCATTAGGTTTTGCAATGCGTACCATAGACGCTACACAATCTTCGACATTGCGAACGGTAGCAATAATCTTAGGGGGGTAACCCAAGGCCATTTCCATAGTGTGCATATTTTGCGCTTTTACCCACCCTCTCTCTTTATTTAAAATAATGTTTTTATCTGTATCCCGACATTTGACCTCGCAAAGTGCTTTGATTGCATCGCCCTTTTCTTGAGGAATCCTGTCAGTACCGATCCGCGCTGGCTCACACTCTTCCCAAGCTCTTAACATTGCCGTCAAGATTCCTAATAACCCAGACGTTGCGGTAGTATGTAACTCAGGATGTTGGTTTAAGAGTGCAGCAAGTACGGTGGAACCTGACCGAGGTAGTCCTGCTAAGAAGTAGAGCTTTTTCATACTTTATGCTCTACCCCCCATAGCGGCAGCACTTTGAGCTGATCCTAGATGTATAGCCGTCCAATTAGTTGCTGAACCTATTTGAACAGGAGAAGAACGCTTAACGACATCACTTACTCCCGTTTGACCATTCCAATTAGCTCCCCATGCCCATATAGTTCCATCGGTTTTTTTCGCAAGAGTTATAGCGTTTCCGGGCTTAATGTCTTCCCAAGTGGTTAACGCACCTACTTGAACAAAGAGTTTCTGAGGGTTGACCGTATTATTCTGCCCAACTTCTCCATTATTGTTTCTACCTGCCATATACAATTTACCAGCGTCAATGGCTCCTGAAGTTTGATAACCTGCGCCCACAGCCGTCCAACCCGTGCTTGAACCTACTTGAACAGGACTATTCCTTAGAGATGTATCATTAAGCCCCAACTGCCCATAATTATTATTTCCCCAAGTCCAGAGAGTGCCATCTGTTTTGATTGCTACTTGATGATTTTCACCGCCAGTAGCTACTTTTGACCAGTTGGTTAAAGAACCAATTTGTATAGGGGATGAATAATTAGTGGAGGTTGAGCCATTACCTAAACCTCCTTGAGTAGCTGGCCCCCACGCCCAGAGAGTGCCATCTGTTTTGATTGCTTGAGCCGACGTGTTGCCCCCTCCAGTACACCAAGCCCACGTTGTGAGTGATCCAATTTGCACAGGGGATGAAATTTGTTCCATTCCTACTTTAACGCCATTTCCAACCGCTCCTTGATCATTCGCTCCCCAACCCCAAAGCGATCCATCTTTTTTAATGACGTGACAAGTAACGCCTTCTTGCGTTAAAACTCCACCCGTCCAATTAGTTAAAGAACCAATTTGAATAGGTGAAGAAGTGTTGCTGTTTGTATTCCAAGCGCCAAATCTGCCATCTCCACAGTTATATAGATAACCACTTTTACGAGTTCCTACAAAGTTATAACTACCTGAAAATTGAAGCCAATCTGTTGCGGAACCTAATTGAATAGGAGAAGAGTTTTCACCCGCAGAACCCGTTAAATTTCTTGCTCCTGCTCCGTTATAGTTACCACCCCAAAGGTAAAGACTAGAAGGCGTAGCGCCTGAAGCTAACGCAAAGTTGCCCAGCATCATTAAAGTTATTCCAGACATAAGTAATTACCTTTATATGTTTCCAGTAATGACACACACGGTTCCGCTAATAAATAAAATAGTGGCAACCCCTCTAGTGACTAAAGTTGCCGTAGCAATATCAGCGTCCTCACCTGCTTTGTAAGCAGTAGTGATTGTACAAGTTATGGTCACATCACCTGTTGTGTTGTTAAAAATAGAAACTACATCGCCTTCTGCAAAAGTAGAGTTAGGTATTACAATAGAGCCACCACTACCAACTTGAACATATTTGCCAACATCGCCCGTAGCAAGGGTATAACCTGATGTCTTTGTCCCTACAGCAGGGGCATTTCTAAAGCCTACTTCATCCGTGCCGTCTGCGGTACAACTTTGAAGGTTACCTGAAGCAGGTGTTCCTAAAACTGGCGTAACAAGAGTTGGACTTGTAGCAAACACTAAAGCACCAGAACCAGTTTCATCTGTTACAGCACTAGCTAGATTTGCACTAGACGGTGTGCCTATCCACGTTGCTACTCCTGAACCAAATGAAGTGATTCCAGTACCGCCATTTGCTACAGGCAAAGTACCAGTAATTTGACTTGCTAGATTTAGATTAAAATTAGCTAAAGCATCTACAACAGCAGCTCCAGCCCCTGCTCCATCTAAATAAACTATTTTAGTTTCCCCAGTACCAATATTAATAGTAGCACCGGAACCCTGTTTAATAGTTATAGTCTGACTACCTGTAGTAGCGTTCTCTATCCACATCAAACGGGATAATGTGTTAGGAGCTATTGTAAGTTCTCTAGTAGTGCTTAGAGTAGCGCCTGAAGTAACTTTAAAATAAAGTGCTCTTGCTGGATCTGCTGCACCGTCAGCAACAGTTGTAGTGGCGTTAGCATCTGAACCAAAAGAGGCTTGTGTATTGTACCCAAGCGAGTCAGCAATAAGCTCTAAATTAGTATTAGTACTAGTACCCCAAGTGCCGTCTTCATCACCAGTGGTAATTTCTTTAAGTCTTAAATTGTTTACGTAAGTAGCCATAATATATTCCTATGCCGCTTTGTTTATATCTACCCAGCTAGGTGTTTGTGAATCATCTATTGTTGTCCAACCACCCCTAACTACCGTTCCTATTGCACCCGTACCGCTTACACCCGTAGGCACTATTGAGCCACTAAACGATAACCCTACAGTTCCTACTGCGCCTGTTGCTGCTACGCCTGTAGCTGTTGGTATTACAGTGGCTGTGCCTGTCCCTACCGCACCTGTTCCTGCTACACCTGTTGGAACAATCAACTCTGCAAAAGAAATGACTACAGTTCCTACTGCGCCTGTTCCTGCTACTCCTGCTGGGATTACTGTATCATCTCTGATAATCCCTACACTACCTATTGCGCCTGTTCCTGCTACGCCTGTCGGTACAAGAGTTTTTGCAAGAGCTATACTTGTTGTCCCTATTGCTCCTGTCCCTGCTACAGAGACATTTCCATTATCTCCCCACGCGCCATCACCCCAACCATTTTTACCCCATACAGCACCGAGGTATACAATATTATTATAGGCTATACTTGCTGTGCCTATTGCACCTGACCCTGCTACACCTGTTGGGATTACAGCCCCACCATAACTTAGGGTTACATTTCCTACTGCACCTGTTCCTGCTACGCCTGTCGGTACAACATTCTCATCCAGAATAAAACTTACTGTTCCTACTGCACCTGTTCCTACAACAGATACATTTCCATTAGCGCCCCAAGCACCGTCGCCCCAACCGTCTTTACCCCATACAGCACCAAGATATACAGTTTTATCTGCCACTATTCAGCCTTAAGCAATACGTATAATCGCAGTAGCAGCCGCAGCAGCAGGGAACTGAATAGTAAAATCACCAGTGCTAACAGTCTGGTCGCCACTAAAACTTAACACTGCACAAGCAGAATTAGAGTTACTAGTGTTATAAATCATCGCTCCACAAGTAGTAAAAGAAGCACTTGACCAAGTAGTGTCAGAAAAATCACAAATAGCCGTAGTGCTGTCTGCCACCGGAGTTACGTTAGTAAGGGTATTACCACCCGCAGTATAATTAGTACCACTTGTTTCATCAGAATTACCTGTGATGTTAGAGTAGTTAGTGCTGGCAGCTCCATAAGTGCCACTACCAGAAGCATTTGCTTTTAATAACGCAATCTTCAAGGTATCCGCACCGTTTTGTAAGTCATGTAACCCTTTAAGTAATTCCACTTTAAAACTTGTGGGCATCGCTGTTGCTACTGTTATTGCCATGTTATATCTCCAATAGTTTTACAAGTTCCGAATGCCCAGCATCACGGAATTGGTTTGCCAAAGTTGTGTGGTCTGAACGAATAGCTTGTTTCATATACTCAATCAACACCCCACGGATTTGCTTTTTAAACGCTTCTGCCTGTTCCACAATTAAAGGATGGCTATTGCCACCCACGTAAATTATTTTATCTAACGCTTGTTCTGCTAACTCTTCTACAGTAAAGCCACGTTTAGATACGGTAGTAACCTTTACGTTACCTATTTCTACAACACTCTCAGAACTTATCATTAGACTGAATCTACCCTAGTTTGGCCGTTACGATACGCATCTTCCCGTAGTTTGCCATCTCCAAGATTTTTAAGTAACGCTAATGATTGTGCATACATGTTATCGTAAAGAGCTACCATATCTGGTTCTCCTTTTTGAAACCTAATTGCTTCAACTAAAGTACCATTTAGTAATGCTGAATCAAACTCTGTGCCCAACCATGTAGTGCCAGCGGTTACTATAGACTCTGGATAATAAGCAAAATGTATTTCTGCATCGAAATTAGCGTTAGGAGTTGGCCCTACAATAAAACTAGTTTGATCGAACACAGCATAATGCACAGGCACTCCTGTGGTAGCAGGGTTAGGATACGCCTCACGGATAAAATTAGAATCTTTATCTATCAAGTAAATATAATCACTTCCGCTAATAATCGCTAAAGAATAAGCGTACAAAAAACCAGAAGGCATTGTTAAGTACTTATTACCATTAGTTAAAGAACCTGTTTGATTTTTTCGCAACGCAGGTAAAGACACCGTAGCGTATATTTTTTGTTCTGCTTGCTTAGTAAACAAAGCAAGTTGGTCATCTGTGAACGTTTGCTCACAAATGTCATTAACGTTTGTTTTAAGCTCTGTATAGTTCACTACGCCATTGGTCCTCTTGCTTTAGTACCCTTAGTGGCTGCACCGTTACCACGAGTTTCTATACCGCTTGTCTTCATATTTATAGGTTGGTTAACTTGTGTACCGGGACTATAAACTGTAGGTTCATTTGGAAACTCTATAATCTTAGGTGCTTTTTTACTTTCTTTTTTCATTCTAAATACCTCTTAAGATATGTTAATGACCACCACACCAACTTTACCAAATCCAACTACTATAGAAGGATCAACTGGCTCTATATGCGCTCTGCTTGCAGCTAATTCTGCAAAGTCAGGTCTAGGGTTTCTAAGAGCTTGCGGGTCATCTACCGGAAACTCCCCTAATTTATTTTGCGGTTGGTCTGGATTCCAACACTCAGGACAGGCTTTTACTTGTGTTGTTACACCTCTAACAACTAAACTTCTCAACTGCCCTAATCTGTACTGAAAACCACACACATCACAAATAGCTAATGCGTTAT